CAATAGTTACCTGCGTATTGCCCTCACGAAACAACATTGAAGGATTAATCGTAGCAAAGTTCTTTAGAATCTGTACTGTACGATTTTCAAGTTTCATTTTTTACCTTTCTTCAACATTCCAGTATCTGCAGTAGCAGGAGCACCGATTGCAGCAAGGTCAGCCAAGCTACCACCAAAGATGTAACTACCAACGTGGTTCATGCTCATCCATGGACACAACCATGTTTTCATACCTGCCTTGGCAACATGATAACAAAAGTTATAGTCCTCAGAAAGATATCGCTTGCTCTGTGGATCAATGATACAATCAAAGTATGCATGGATCTCGCGCGAGCCATCAAAGGCTTCAGTACGAACATGATCGGGCTTGTACGACAGCTCAGGGTACGTATCACGATAAACCTCAAACGTCTTGCGACGAATCATCATGAACCCTGTACCAAGTTCCATCACCTCAACAGGTTGACCAATAGGAATCTCACGTTGTCCACCTTTAGGATTGAAGACATAGTCGCCAACAAACTTCTCCAGTCTGTTCGGGTCTTCATCAGCAAACCCCTTATCGACAGCTAGCTTGATCTTTTCCCACGAGATACATTTCTTAGGATAGGGACCACCAATTACATCGTATGGACTTTCTTCATCTTGCAACGCAAGCAAAGCAATAACATCGTTTGGATTAAACCCAATATCACTATCAATAAACATGAGGTGTGTTGCATCACTGCGCATAAACTCATCCACACAGTAGTTACGAGCACGAGTAATTAGTGACTCGTTAAAGAGATAGTAGAGCTGAAGCGTAATACCATAACGTGTACAAATAGCAGACAGGTCAGCAATGGAGCGTGCATACATGCCTGCACAAGCTCCACCATACATCGGTGTTGCCACAAATAGTTTACGTGTCCGTAGAACTTCAATAGGTACTTTAATTTCAAATGTCATTGCGAATTCCTTTTTGCCATTTCATCTTTCGTTGTCCCGAAAGGTCTTCCTGGTTTACGTTTAGGTGGATTAAGTGCTTCGTTTAGCACTTGATTAGATTTATCCTCGTCGCCTTGTAACAGGGCCATAGTAGCTTCAAGTGAGGCTGCGCTTACAGTTGGATCGCCCTGATATTTCTTATCGTGAGACTTATTCTTACCATAATCTCCTTCGTACTTGTGAAGGGATTCGGCATTGAATGAAAGGTATTGACCAATACGTGTACCCTTTTGGATACGCATTGGACCACACGTAACGTGCATCATTCCAGCCATTACTCCGTCGTAGCCTGTATCATACAAACCTGATGTGAGGAAGACGCCGTTACGGTTCAGCGTAGAGCGCGTAATAACCCACCCTGCTTCATTGTCTCCAACCGTAATCATATTTTCCATTACGACTTCATAATGGCCTTCTGCTAGATTGAAATACCCAGTTGCATCTGGTTTGATTTCATATGATCCACGATGTACCTTTTCTTTCTCATCAATTTTAAATGTCGAAGAAGACACTTTGAAGATTTTGCCAAGTCTTAGATCAACAGCATTTGGTTGTACATCGTCTTGCTGAACATTAGTCAATTGTGACTTACTGTTCGGCCCCATAATATGTTTCATAATCACTCCTTAATAATCTTATCAATCACATCCATTACATTAACTTCAAAAGCTCCGAGCGAACCATTATTGTCAATAACATAATCGATTAAATGATCATCGAACCCACGCTCTGTAATATGGCCATCATACTGATAATCAGGCCTTGCAATCTTTACGATCTTTGCTCCGTGCCGGCGAAGCATAATGTATTCGTTGTCGAATCTCAAATCTGTAACAACAAATATACTGGAGCGGCGCGCTGCCGCTTCAATAATAGCTTTTTGAATGTAGTGATTAAATTGTTGTTCATCATAACTACGCATTAACATACCAATCTCACGAACAACATGCCTTCCATTAATTCCACGCCATGTCGTTTGAGTAGACGGATCTTCAAAACTCAAATTACTTCTTTTAAGACGATCATATTCACGACTAGAATGACTATCTAGTTTAAAAATATGCTGCACAATATATTTGATCGGATCAGCAAAAGCAGCCTTCTCAACATTTGTGTAATATTTACAAATGAAATCAGCTGCTGTGTCTTTGCCTGATCCTTTCGGACCTGTCAGAGCAATAACCTTCACACAGAGACTCCTTCAATAAGGTCGTTGATAAAATGAATGTTATTCATCACTAACCGAGCATTATGTTCGCCCTCGTAGTCAAAATCAACTTCCTTTTCAAACTTTCCATACATTAATCCTGTAGGCGAGCTATCAAAGCTCACACCGTTAATGCCAGCCCAGACTGCTGCACTCGAGTCCCACGAAAAGATATAGTCTTCATATTTCCGAAGCAGGTCGATTTCTCTAGGCCCATCTACCATCCCCAAACAATGAAATCGTTTAAAGGATCTGTACACATCAAGATACCCACGAGCTTCGAGCTCATGAAACACTCTTAGACGCGATAGATAACGCTGCAATTTATATGCATCGTGACGTTTACCACCTTCAAACGTTGACTCATCAACACCACAAGCAATTGGCGTTGAAAGGATTGAGAGTCCGATAAGGGTCACGTCTTCGTTTTGAAGACCCCATTCAATGGCCTCCATAAGATCGTCCATATCACCAAGCTGACTCTGTGGAACAAAGAATGTATCGAATCCGCTATCTTTGAATTGCGGGATCAAATTCTTTGCTGCGTCGATAGTAACAGCAGATGGTTGTTTCGGATAGTCAGACATAACAATACAATCAGCCTTACATGCCATACCCATTTCAATGAGTTTCGCTGATTCATACATCGGTTTACCGAGCTTAAACATCTCGAAAGCGCTGTTGTCCATGATCTTGTATTTGCCATCCTCAAGATTAGCGTAGTAGTCTCGATACACGGGATCCGTCTCAACGAGATGAGCCAGAATCAAATGAGCCCCATTAGTAGACGTGTACTTGTCCAAATATGCTGTAGGGCTAATATGACAAAAATTAATCGCGCTTGACATAGGTATCCTTAGGGAAATAAATTCGGCAGCCATTCTCACCATCTTCTGATACTTCGACAACATAATCCCGTGCCGGCCATTGGATAATGAGTTGCATGTGTAGGTCACGTGCTATCATCTCACACGACTTAAAATCAAGCTGAAGCACGTTCGTCCTATACCAGCTCTCAATAATACGTTTAAGTTGAATGAACTCAACATCACGGTTGTCATGAAAGACTTCCATCTCAACACGGAAATGGAAGATGTGGCGATGTGGTTCGGCTAGGAAACTAACATCAAGCCAATCACCCGTCTTCAATGCAGGATCAATGCCTGCTTCAGGATACCTGTGAATACCTTCTTTCTGGAAGGTAACCCAAATAAACGACTTCTTTTCCATCAATTGTTCCTTATGATGACAGCCTGTTTCTCAGGCGTTGTTGAAAAACTTACTGAATCTCCAAAAGATGATACAACAAAATCAACAGCCTTTCTTGGACGTAAGAGTTCATTTTTTGTAGACATACTGTTCATGTAATCGTCAACAACAACAATTCCTCCGACCTTTACAAGACTGAGTGAAAGAACCAAGTCTATCAATGTGTCTTTCTGAGTATGTGACCCATCCAAGTAGATAAAGTCGGGTTGAGTGTACGTATCATGAAGCAACATTGTCAACATCTTTTGTGACGTACCTACTAGAGGCATGATCTGCTTGCTGTAAGGATGTTCTGCTATATTATGGAAGAAATTAGATTTCACTTCTTCCATATCAAAGTCAAGCCCCACCCGTTCAATCTCTTCGCCACCTTGCCATGTGTCGATACAGAATAAACGTGACTCCTCATTTATTAAACGATCAGCAAACCACATTGTTGACCGACCCTCAAAACAGCCAACCTCAATCATTCTAACTGGCTGAGTAATATCCATGCACTGTTCAATTATATCTGTCCAGTAAAGGTGATGAATTGTAGACCAATCTGGATATTTAAAGATGCTCATGTTCTTCCTCTATTTTGGCTTGTGACTCTTTCAAGAAATAAAAAGCGTCACGCACTCGCTCGTACTCGTCTTTATTGAGATAAACAATTTCAGTAATACCCGAAAAGTTATCCCATTTCCTCTCATCATTGAAAAACTCTTCGAGCCATATGTTCTTTGGGAAAAGAACCTTGAACATCTCCTCAATTTGCTGACACCACTCTAACGTACCCTTAATACTACAAATAGCTTTAATTTGAAATTCGCTGTAGCGCGTATCATACTTTGGATCAAAGCGTTCATTAACGTCTTGTTTGGACGTGTGACCAAACTTGTAGAATACTTGCTTTGTTCGTTTGTCAGTGAAACGACAGAAGTATACTTTAGCCATTAAACAGTTCCCAATGGTTAGTGTCAAAACGAAACGATGTTGTAATTCGAACGTTTTTCGTTTCGTTGACGACGGCATGAAGGACATCATATCGAAGTGCAACTGGACGATTGATCTTTATTCTGTGCGTTTCGATGACATCATCATAACTGTATTTTTTATAGGGCAACCCATTACTCAACTTTACCAGTTGGGGATTGGCGGTTTCTTTCTCTTCATAAAAACACGTAAAGGTTTCCTCACAATTAAACACCGGCCAATTGATAGCCACTTTTTGATTTGGTGAGGGCATGACATCTGTATGGGGATAGTTTGGTGCAACAGATGCTGGCAATACACGTATTACAGCCATTGAATGGAAGTCGTGGAGGCCGTATTTTACAAAGAGTGTTTTGAGTGACGGGATTGCATCATACACACGAGCAGCTCCAACAGGGTTAAAAAACGTGCCTTTTTCTATAAAGCCAGTTCTTTTAACAAACTGTTGGAGCTGCTTGGTGTATTCCTCAAACGGCTCGTCCCATGTGAGGTAGCAATACGGCTTCACATCATCCTTGCCGTATTAAGGAATTCGCGACGAATTTCTGAGCGCTCCTCGGAGAATGCACCACGTGTTGCAAGTGTCATCGTTGAAGAACCAACGTCCTGAATTCCTCGTGATTTCACACAATAATGCACACCAACGATGTATACAGCAACGTCAGGAGAACCAGTGATGAAGCTGATCGTTTCTGCAATTTGTTCTGTAAGCCTTTCCTGTACTTGTGGACGCTTAGCAAAGAACTGAACAATACGATTGAGTTTTGAAAGGCCTAGAATAGTGTCACGTGGAATGTAAGCCACAGTAGCTTTACCGTCGATGATTACAAAATGATGTTCGCAGTTTGATTGAACATTAACATTACGTTCTAGGACAAAGCTGTTATTGACACCCATCTTGTTTTGAATACGCGTGCATTTTGGAAAATTGTCGTAATCCAGTCCAAAGAAGATTTCATTGACGAACATCTTTGCGACACGGTTAGGAGTATCACACAAAGAGTCATCGCTTAGGTCTAAACCAAGCGTATTCATAATTTCTGAGAAGTTGTTCTTAATCTTCTCGATCTTTTCCTTATTACTAATTTTTACAAGATCATAGTTCATAGGGGTTTCAAGGCCAACATTAATAAGATGTTGACGTACCTGTTCACCCAACTGCGGATCGGTTTTATCCATTATATCTCCTTAAAACCTCTATCATACGTTAATTCTTTATTCACATCAAGTATTTTTGTGTACTGAATAAATAAATCCATTGTACGAATGATTTCTTTGTATTCGGGATGCTTATTAAGCCACACATACGGAGTCCGCCGCGCATATGGCATATCTTCATACCATTCAATTTTTTTGTTCGTTCGTGTGCAATAGTCATACAACACATACGCATTTTCAAACATAAATGCAAGATATGTTTGCATTAACTGTACGCCCATATTACCTTGCCGGTTTAAGAGCCAGAAGTTACATACGGAACACATCCAGTCATATAGATTTCGACGTGCTACAAACCAATCAGCTTTATCAAACAACCAATGACTGTTTGTACCATTGGCAAGAATGATGTAATTTGGATTACCTGGATCTTTTGAAACTTCGTAAAACTTTTCCATATCTAAGTGGTTAGTGTAGGGCAGCTCGTGGTATTGCCCTTTCCCACCCGTAAACCACTTTACATTATTAAAGGACTGTCTGAACACCTTAGTAGTCCCTGGGCGTACTTCATCGTAATATTCGATATTAAGTTCCTTAGCCTTATCAGAAGCAAACTTAGTTGCACCTGAACGTGGTGTAGCACAAACGATCATTTGGTTATTCCCATCATTTTTCTGATATTAGTAGCACTAATACTTGTTATAGCCTCATCAAATGTTTCTTGTTCGATTGTGTATCCAACATCGCGACCATATGTAATGTTTGTAATGTTAGGGACGAGTATTACTTCATACATGCCTTGATACTCAGGGTCCAGATCACGTTTAACAAAATCTTTAACTTGTTCAGCTGTAAATGGATTGCCCGTCGTACCATGACTATCCCTAATCATTATACACACTTGACCGGTCTTTTTTATAGCACGCTCAAACAAAGCTCGATGTCCTCCATGCCACGGCTGCCATCTTCCGAGCATTTGAACTGTTGGCTTGTTCCAACTAAATGTTGGACGTCGCTCGTTATGCAGAATATGTTCACCAATAAAAGGCACCCATTTATCTGCATTCATCTCAGTAATTCTAAAATCATACAAGTCAGGTGGAACAAACATCTTGTTTGTATCTTGATACCTACCGGCATCGATTGTATCCATCCAAATTACCCAATCTGCTTTAAAGTTATGACGCATCTCGGGTAGTGGGGCGATAAAATCACAAATAACATAATCACTTTTACAAGCTAAAGCAAATTGAGCCATTCTTAATGACTGACGGATTCTTCCTTCTTTTGAAAAATCCCAATCATTAAATTTCTTACGGATCTCATCTGCATTAAACCATTCAACAGTCGATTTATAAAATAGAGGAGGTGCCTCGTAATTGAGGAGTTTCTCTGATGGCATAGTACTAAAGTCGCTGCGCGTTTCAAGATATTCTTTCAATTGCTGCGTCAAGTACGTTTTGCCTGATCCGGGTAATCCCATAACTAAAATACGTACACTCATCACAATCCCTCAAACAAATCTTCATCCCATTCCCTATGACCCTCTCTAAAGGCCATGTTACTTTGCGTTTCACGAACTTCCACACGGAAGCACCACAAACGCTTTGCCTCACTGGGTCCCCACATATCAGGAATGTAAACACCATTAACATATTTATAGAGCTGATCGGCTAATCCTTCACAGCCCAGCTTGGAAAGGATTGTTAGCTTGGCCAGCTTACGTCTTTCAAGCTCTTTGTAGATCTCGAGTTCAGGGTCATCCTGAGCTACGAGCAACGTATGATCAAATTGGCTTTCTAGAAAATGTTTGAGCTCTTTTAGGCCACCATAATCCGCAACCCAATTACGAACATCGAGGTGATCAGTTCCAAAATAGAACTTCATTGAGAAACTGTAACCATGGATCATGTTGCAATGACTGTCGGCTTTCCACTGCCTATATGCACAAGGAAATGCATCGTGATATTCTTTTGTTGAAACGTATTTGTATTGCCTTGGTCTAGGCCCGTATTGCGAATCCCACATCATTTATTATGTCCCCATAGTGTTTCCCCAGATGTGAACATGCACACGCGAGGAGTAGTTGTAACCACGCTTATATGCTTCTTGAGCAATATGAGCTTCTCCGATGTAATTAGCTTCGGTTCCTTTTTGAGCCTCGAGTGTGGCACCAGCACTCATTACCCAAACAGGATATGTCACGCCTGCTTCTCTGAATTTAACTAGTGTTGTTTCCAATTCATTCCATGACTCAACTGAGCCGTTCACGACAAACTTCAGTTGACCATGAGGTGAGAGGTCTTCATAGGTCTTTACGATCTCAGGCTTAATAGCATCCTCTGTTTTTTCTCCCGATGTAGTAAACAGTTTTGGTGAAACGGAAAAGAATACTTCACCCGGATAAGAACTAAAGTAATCAGAAAACTCCGACGTCAGTTCCTGTGTTCCGTTAGTCTCCCACGTCATGAACAACGGGTAATCGCCTTCTGTCGCGAAGTGATCAATGATATCAATAGCAGCCATTTGTGCATGGCGCATCAAGGGCTCACCACCTGTAAAGCACATATGCTGCATTGTACCGTCAACTTTGTTAAATCTACCTTCTGGATTAGTTGGATGGTACATTGATTGACGGATACGTGTGCAAATATCCTCTGCTGTGTGCTTATGCTGCAAATGCTTAAATTTTGCCGACCACGAATACGACGAATCACATCCATACTTCCAGACAGGAAGATCCTCAAGTCTTTTAATGCCTTCAACATTAATCTCTTTATAGGGCAAAACGTACGTTGAAGGATCAGTAGGATCTTTTTGTCCAAAACCATTGCACTGCAGGTTGCATAGAAAGAATCGCAACCATGCCGTAGGGCGCCCAGTGTAATGTCCTTCACCCTGTATTGAGTGAAAGATCTCACTATAGGCAATCTTTTTATCCGACATTCTTTTTCCTCAATTCATCATTAATAGAAAGGATTTTATTCCAGAACCCTCTATTGTAGGATGCGTTGTCTAAGCAACGCAGGTCCTTCGGTAAACAATGGCCAGCAAATCCAAAACCATGTTCACCTGGTACTTGCAAGTGTCCTGGCCCAACGCGTACATCCGCGGCTACACCTTTACGTACAACATCATAATCAGCTCCATATGCTTTGCACGTTTCGTACATGATGTTTGCATATGTTACTTTCAATGCAAGTCCTGCGTTCTGATGTAGTTTGATGAGTGCGCTCTCAGCTAAGCTACAAAAGTGTAGCATTGAAGGAGTACCATAACCACGCCGCATAAGAAATGCACCAAGCTCCTGTGTTAAGGCTATCTTGCCTCCAAGCACAACAATCCACGGTTCGTCCAAATAGTTGTCATCGCCTTGTTTCATGAATTCGGGGAAATGAACGATCTTCAAATTGGGAAACAATCAATCCATCAAACTTTACATCATTTAATTTTACCAAACATTCGGTAATGGCCGAATGATCATGTGGTCCTTCAACTAGTGAAGATACACAAATGATAGCAAGCTCATATTTACTAAAATCATCAACATGAACCCCCTTGTATGGGTCATGAAAGTCTGCATTTGTTTCTAAAGTAATATCGGTGGCCATACCCACCTTGCCTTTTCCAAAGATTACGGTCTTCATTCTATATCCTTTTGTTCACGTTTGTGCTGCCTGTCTAAGATTTTTTTCTTGCGTAAAGCGCGCTGATAGTGTAGCTTATTGGCTCGCTGAGTATACACAACGCCATCAAGGTAGTCAAGGTGATGCATGAAATATCTCGCGGTCATACCATCAAATACTTCAGTTTTTACTTCCCCATTTGGTAGAGTAAACCGTACTTTTATTTTCTTCGGTCTTTTTACAGGAACAATCAGATGTTCATGCGTCATACTCATTTCATCAAGAAGTAGTTCTTCGTTTGACCTATCAACAATTTTAGGATTAAAGCAAACAATACCAGGCGTTGTTCTCAGAGCAAACACTCGATATGGCAAACCTACTTGTGGTGCTGACAACCCTAGGTATTTTGTTTCCATCAGTGTTTCATAAAGATCTTTTGCAAGCTCAACAGGATCAATAGGTGGATCCGAAAAACTAAAAGGCTCGGTGTTTCTGGTAAGGATTATATCATCAGGTTTAACGTGCTTAAATTTCATAATGTAATCATCCTGCTAAAGTTTTTGTGTTTTTCAAATTTAAGGACTCTTTCAAACTTATCAAGGAACGCATCTGTTTTATGAGAGATGACGAACACATTACTACCCTCTGTGAGAGTTTGTAGGATCTTTAGTAGCTCTTCGTTACCTCTTGCATCCAACGAACCATCAAACACTTCATCTAGAATAAGAATGTTAGTACTCGCACTGTTACGCAGTTTAGCTATAGCACGCCACGTAAACAACAAAGCCAAATCAATACGCGACTTCTCACCCTCGCTAAATGAAGAGTAACTAAAATCATCACGGAATCGTGATTTTATTTTCTCTTCGAAGTTTTCATTAAGTTCAAAATTAACGAAGAAGTCCATTGCCGCCAGATACTTGTTGATAAGTTTGTTAATGACAGGAATATACTGACGTATGATTTTTGTTTTAATACCAGCATCTTTTAACAAAACACCGGCCACATCATATACAGACTTTTCTCTAACTAACTTCTCTTTTAGCTGTCCCAATTCTTGCAACTTATTTTGTAGATTGATCAGTCTGTCTTTATTGGTATTGAAATCGTTGTCTACAACAAGAGTATCGATTTCTTTTTGTGTGTCTTGAACAAACTTTTCCCATGCAGCGACCTGGATTTGTTTAGTGGACACCTCATTTTGCTTAGCTGTTATTATCGATGTAATGTTAGTGATTTCTATCAGACGGGCAGAGATAGCAGCCAATTCTTCCGTAATCTTTTGTTTACCCTGTTGTATTTCATACAGTTTGCTACTTGTTTCTTTAAGAATACTAGCTTTATGTCCGTCTGCGATCCCTTGACGACAAGTGGGACAGTTATCATGAGCTTTGAAGAATTCTTCGTCTTTTTGTGCTTTTTCAAGGTTAATGTCAATTCGTCTAGAAAGCGTAAGTATTTTCTCCTGCCTTGACCGTACCTTGCTCTGATCGTTAATAGTACTTTGCAGTTCGGTAATTTCGTGTAAGAGAGTTGTTGCTTGGGAATTAGCATTTTTCACCTGTTCAATATAGTAATCTATTTGTTGTGTTTTTTGTTTAACAAGATCATCTTTGTTCTGCTCTAGTACAGAAAGGTGTTGCTTCTCAATATTGATCTTATCTTCAGTATTAGATATACGATAATCAACATCAACAAGGTTATTTTTATTCGTAGCGATCTTTTCTTTCAATAGTGTGTTCATTGTTGTGAACACCTGTATATCCAGTAAGTCCTCAATAATATCACGACGAGGTTGAGCCGCTAGTTGCATAAAAGGAACAAAGGATGCACTACCGAGAACGACAACCTGTGAAAATGTTTTGTGGTTAAGTTTAAGAATCTGCTTCTCTAACACATCCTGATAGTCGACCGACTCTGCGTCTTGATTCAACAAACTCCCATCAATGTAAATCTCAAACACAGTTGGCTTAATGCCACGACGTACTTTGTACGTGCGATTACCAATAGAAAAATCACATTCAACTAAAAGATTCTTTTCGTTTATTGTATTGACAAGTTGTGGTTTGTTAATCTTGCGAAAAGATTTACCATACAAAACAAATGACAAGGCGTCAAGAATGGTTGATTTACCAGCACCGTTCTCACCGACAATTAATGTTTGTCCGTGTGTATCTAGTGACACTTCTGTAAATACATTACCAGTACTTAAAAGATTCATCCATCTCAAATTCTTAAATACAATCAACCTTCACTCCACATTCAATGCTTCTTCATAAAGCGTTAACATCAACGACTCTAGATGTTGTTTGTCTACAACATGATCAAGCTGTTTAATATATTTGGTTACAATTGTTCGTGTATCCTCTGCCTCACTAACTATATCTGTATCTTGAAGTGTGTCCATATGAAAATGATCATCGACAACTTGAACACTGTACGCACCTGCTTTTTCAAGTTTATCAATAAACAGATCAAACATATACGGGTTAGATTTACTTCCTATAATTACCTTCACAAATGTTTCATTGTATTGTGATAGGTTAATGTTCATAACGTCCATAGTCATATCATTATAGTATAACTTGTGATGTAACTTAAATGGATTTTGCACGAAAGATAACTCTCGTGTTTCCGTATCAAACACATGAAATCCTTTTGGATCATCAAAGTCTGACCACGTAAGTTCATATGGTGTGCCTAGGTAATGGATATTTCCTCGAGATGATTTATGATGGAAATGTCCTGTATAAACTGCCTCAAAGTTTTTGAACAGCGACGGTTTTATTTCGCCTTGATAAGATACACCCTTATATAAATCAAAGCCGTCAATTTCAAAATGACCGACAATATGAGTTGCTGTTGTATTCAATAATGCTTCCCGAATATGAGCATCATTATCTTCACACCACCAGGGTACCAACATAAAATTAACATCTTCAAACTCGACCGATCGGCACCTATTAATACGGTGGATGTTATGGTATCCTTGTAACAAAAGGTCTAACGAATTTACTTCATTGGTGTTTTTATAGTATGTGTCGTGGTTGCCAACTAACAACCAAGATACATATTCCTTGTTCAAACGATCGAAAAAGTACTCGCGAGCAAGCTGAAGACTTTGAAAGTTAACATACTTACGACGATCGAACACATCGCCCAATTGAACAACATGAAGGATATTGTGTTCCTCAAGATAGGGAAAAAAGACTTCATTATAGAATTTAGCAAAGTGCTTATGAAAGGCGGCGCTGTCATTACGCGCACCAAAATGCACGTCACCCAACAACGCTATTTTCATTATCTTCCTCAATAAACAACTCAACACCTTTCTTTCTTTTTACTTTTTTCTTATCAATATTTTCTTCAAACGCCCTAATAAATTCCGATATGTTATCGGCATCGATTTCAAGCACGGGCATAAAGTCGTCACCGTCAGCCTGTTCTATAATCTCATTAAACACCATACTATTTTCAGCAGTTTTGTGTTTTATATAGACCTGTTTCTTTTCTTTTTGAATTCGTCGAAGAAATGCGAAATATATGATTTGTGTGAAATAAGCAAAAGGATTATCGGACTTGCTAGGATCAAAGTTATCAAAATAGCTAATACAGTTTTCGATTCCATCACTTATCATTTCCTCTCGATATGAATAATTAATAAAGTTGGGTTTGGTTGCGAGCCGCTGAGCGATAAGCAAGATACATTCCCCAACATAATTAGGAATTTGTGGTTTTGATAATCCTTGTATTTCGGCATTTTCAACGTCTACTTTGTACTGAAGAATGACTGTATATAATTGTTTGTTATCAACGTAATGTGTACTCATGTTAATTTAATGTCGCTTTATCTGTTGGCATTGATTCAAGAATTTTTTTCATCTGTTGTTCTTTTTGTGTGGTAGACAAAGCTGATGTCAGTTCGTTATCGACGATGTCTTCCGAGCCACTAAAGTAATCCTCCACATTGTCGATGTAGTAGTCAACAAATGCTTTACGAGCTAATGCAATAGTCATAACGTGCCTCGTATCAATAACAACATGAGGCTCAGCAGTAAACATCATATATCGTGAAAAGGATATGTGCGGAATACCACCCATGTAATAACGATAATGAATCTGCAGGGCTTTCATTAACCTTATATGAGTTTTTTGATCTTCAAGTAACTCACCAATCAACTCATTACCATCTGCTAGTTTAACTAAAATTATTGAGTTCATGAGTTGTCCTTTACGTTGATTGTATATATTTTATAATCAAACTGTTCTTGATTATACATTTGAACTCTCTCTGAGAAATGTCGTATTGAAGTATTTTTATACGACCGCCATGATATGTCGTCAGCTACATCATACAATTTAGCTGACTCTTTTTTATCGCTCACTCGTAACGCTCGACCAATGGATTGCAATACGCGTACTCTTGATTTACTAGGACTACCAAAGATTACGTTTTCCAGACTAGGAATGTTTATACCTGTAGAGAATGTTTTATAGGATGCGACTATAATTACGTCAGTATTTTGTTCTGTATACTTACGTATCTCTTCCCTTTCCTCACCCTCAACTTTACCATACACCATAAAAACTGACCTATCAGGGTTTTGTTGTTTGATGGCATTATACAGTAACTTGCCATGTTCAACAAAATTAAATAGCAGTAATGTATTATTTTTAAGGGATGATGCAAGGTTTATCAAGAACTTATTACGATGTGTAGAACGTATAATATATTTAAGTTCGCTTTTATAATCTAGTCTACTCTTAGCAAAGAGTTTACGGGTTGTTTCACTATAGTTAAGTACAAGTGCTTTGATCTGTAGCTGAGCAACGTTCTTCTTTTGCATCATTTCTGATGTGGTTGTTACTTGTTTAACAGGGCCAAACAAACCCTCGAGCACTAACTTGTTTGTGTTAGTACCGTCCAATGTTCCTGTGAAACCAAACCTATAGCGACAATGAACCAACTGTTCCATTATGCTAACAAGACTTTTTGCTTTGAATTGATGAGCCTCATCACCTATAACTGCACCGTACTTATCAAACCACTTTTTTGGTTGTTTGTATATACTTTGCCATGTGGTGATAGTAAAGTATGCATCTGGATTGTCTTTTGATTGACCTTCATGAATCTTGTGTATGAGATGTTCGGGACACCCATAAGAAATAAAGTCGGCTGCCATTTGATGTACAAGACTAACGTTTGGGGTTACGATTAGAACTTTTTCGTTAACATAATACGCAGCAAGCATAAAGATGATTAATGACTTACCTGACGCGGTCGGTGATAACAGCAACGCTCTGTTTCGTCTTACGCAATGCACGAATGCTTCGTACTGATAATCCCGGATAGTATGTGGCAATTCCAATGTAGATATGAACTCGTTTGCTTTTTGATCAGGAAATTCATCCTCTGCAAAATCATTCAGATTGTTATACTCGATATTGTATTTCCTATCCTTTGCAAAGGACAAAAGTTCGTTCAAAAGCCCGGTATACAATGTACCGCGCATTGAATGAAAGAGACGGATCTTTCCATCCCACACCTTATTTTTAAATGCGGGAGAGAATCTAGCACCAGGAACATTGAATGTAAAGTACTCACCTAGTTCGTAGAGTATACCAGCATCACAAACAACTTTAAGATGTACGTCGTTAAGTTTGTGAATGCAAAGTGTTTCTGTCATGCACCTACCTTAAACCTCTCCCAATCGATCATGTTCTTAATCAAGAAGCCCCTGTTAGATATAGTCTTTATAACTGACTCAAGGAAAGATATCTTTTGTTTTTGAACGTCGATTCGTGCTTGAAGCATTTGTAACTCAGGATCAGCATCCGTGTAAATTGATAGATCGGCTTTGAGGATCTTTAGGCCATTTGGTTCCCAACCCCGCTCTTCAAGCGTTTCTTTATCGAGAGTACCCATGTAGTACTCAAATTTAAGTTTATAAAGAGACTTGTAATCGATCTCACATTTCTTGTATAGTAGCCCTTCATCAACAAGTATCTTATAATACTTGTGATGGAGAATAGGTACCTTTACACTTTCTTCCCCCAGCTCTGTCTGATTCATCTTTGCATCTTGTTCCCACATATTCATAATATCTTCAAATTTCATATTACAATCTTCTTATGTTAAACCTTCTATTAGCAAAAGTAATAGTAGCTGTTAAATACTCAACATCGGCAGATGTACTATCAAATATTATTGAAGAAAGGTCAACAGGGAAGCAATCAATAAAGTCAATTGTTATGTTTGGATTCATAGCACTCGTTAGGACCGTGAGTGTCATATCGGAGAAAATTCCATCACCTGAATATAAAGGCTTCGCGGCAATTGTTTGATACTGAGCGAAGTTATCAGGGAATCCTAATTGGTTCATCCAATCAAATATCTCGATATAGTTTTGCATGTCCTCATCTATCTTGAATGTTACTTCAAGATTTTGGAACGTTAGCTTGGTACCAGGGAAAGGTATTTTTGTGAAAGGAGTATCAACATCCGCTGTACCTAAAGATACGCTAGGAACTGTTACACTTTGTATAAAGAAGTTCAAATGCGGTAGCTTCTTTATGACCAGTTTGTAGCCAAGTGGTGAAAGAAAGTTTGTGTTCTCTGGTTGGTTGGTTAAAGCAGTCATTGCGTATATTCCATATGTGTGCTATAAAATATTTATGCAATAAAAAAGGGACGCCGAAGCGTCCCTTTGAAAAACCCTGCCTTGTTGTTTTTCTTTTATAGCAGGTTTTGAACAAGTGTACGGCGATAGTACACGTTGCTATCTTTGATCATAGCACCAAGGTTGGTACGTGTCAGGCCTTGTGCAAACGGATTTGCAACCATGCCATAACGTGTCTTGAAGCCGATCTTTGGTGCGAAGCTGTCTTGATCAACAGCACGAACCATCTGGAGAGGAACATATGGGCAGTAGAAGATACCAGCATCGAAGGCGCTCGAGCCTTTGTAGCCGATAGTCATATAGTTGCCTGTTGCATATGGATCGATATAAACACGCATACGACCGTTCAGAACACCAGCGAACGTATTACCCGTGTCATCGATTTGGAGGTTGTTGCTGTTAAGAGCAGGCGTGTAATCAAGAACACCAGCCATCTGAAGAGCAGATGCAACATCGCTCGAGCAGATGATGATGTTACCTTTGCCACGACGTGTGTCTTTGGCAATTTGGTTAGCTTCACGCTCGATCTGGAACATCAGACCTTTGAACTTCTCAACCGACCAACGACCGTTTGCATCAACGTCAAGGTCGAAGATACCAGCTGTTGTGGTACCAGACGAGCAACCTTGTTTTGCTGTAACGTTGATTGTACGAACAACTTCACGGTTGATCTCAGCAAGAATCTCACCAGTAAGAATATTGGAGAGTTCTGTCTCTGCATCAAGACCATGAATTGCTTTAAGGTCTTGTGCAAGTTCCATCGTGTACTCAGCCTTCAGAGCACGCGAAACTGCTGTAACCGTAACTTTGTCGATCGTGAAACCCATCTGTGGGAAAGCTGTGTTGCTATCTGTTCCCAGAGCTTCTGCTTGTGCTGTCGACATACCTTTTGCAAAGTTGTAAACACCTTGCTCTGCCAAGTTAGCTGTGACAGAAGTGTTACCAGGAACACCACCGACATGCTTGAGGCCAAGTGTGTTTGCACCAGACACAACAGACGAGAACTCTGTGTTAACTTCGTTGTAGAATGTTTCAGCAACGTTTGCAGATGTCGTATTACCATACTGCGAACGCATTGCAAAGATCAGGCCTGTGGGGCCAGTCATTGGCTGAACGCCGCAAATGTCATAAGCGATAAGGTTAGGCATCGCACGACGAACAAGGCTGATAAGCACTGGATCGAAAGTTGCAATATTACCTGCGCCACCAGCTACACCCGAGTTGATAGGAACTGGCGATTCTGCAAGGAACTGGCTACCAGGAGCCTGACCACCAGCTTCCATAAGAGCTCTTTCTGTGTTCTCAAGCAACTGTGCCACGACGGAGCGCTTATGGCTATTATCGATCTTAGGAAGATCGTCGTGGTTCAATACAGGAGCCCACTTGTTTTGAATTTCTTCATTAAGGTACATTTTTTCTATCCCCTTTT